AGCAATGGCTTTCGATTGATTACAGTGCAGCGACGGATGGCCTTTCGGCTAGTCTATCCCGTGCTATTCTCGAGAGCCTCTTCTCTGGTTTGGAACATGTGAATCCGCGTTTCACGCGACTGATGATGCGAGTTTTAGCTCCTCATAGTGTGTGTTACCCGGAGATCCGAGGGAAGCCTCAGCTTCCTATCGTTGATCAGCTGAATGGTCAGCTCATGGGTTCCATCCTTTCATTTCCTATCCTCTGCTTGGCAAATCTCGGTCTCGGCATGCGTGTCGTCTCCGAGAAGGTAGAATACAAGAAGGGAATCTATAAGAATTTTGTTGGTTCCTTCCTTGTTAACGGGGACGATATGTTATATATCGGTGATCTCGACGATTGGGAGCTTCATAAGGCTCTCGGCCGTGCCGTAGGTCTCGAGATGTCGCCTGGAAAGGCTTACATCCATCCTCGCTATGCGAATGTCAATTCTACTTCTCTCGACTTTGACTTGTCGGATGCTACATCCACTCCATTCCTGGTGGGTTTTTTGAACACTGGTTTGTATTTTGGACAGCACAAGGTCATGGCAAGAGTTGCCGATCTCGGTGGTGACGAGTGGTACACGGCTCCCTACACTTCTGTTGTTACGAAAGTGTGGGAGGGCGCGTGGCCATCGAAGCGCTGTCAGATCCTCGCAAAGTACATTTCTTTGCACGCTAAGGAAATCAAGACTGAAGGTCGTGGTCGGAACTTGTTCCTTCCTGCCTCTGTCGGTGGTCTCGGCCAATTGATGCCCGAGGGTTTCCGTAACGTCCTTTCGGAGGATCAGGCATCCGCTGCCTCTGTCGTTTTCGATTCCCAGTATATGGTTGTCGACGAGAGGCCCCTGCCTGAGGGAAAAGAGATTCCGGAGGTTATGGACATAGTTGTAGATCCATTCCGTCCGGTGCCGCAGGGACCGGTTGTCCGACGCTGGCGTAAGGGTGTTGGGGTACCGCCTAAGAAGTGGTATTTCGGTGCCCTGCTCTACGTTGAGCGCCCCTCTAATCTGCCCACCTTTGGTCCTGTTGCCCCCCCGCCGGGTCCGCTGGTCCTTTCCGAGACTAAGGTCTCACGGTTTGTCGAGTCTTTTGAGCGAGACCCGACCCAATTCAGTTTCTCCGAGCTAACTTTGGCTCGTTGGTTACAGAATTGGCCGTCTGAGGAAGGCCAGCTGGATTTCTGGCGTCTCTTTCCAGAGACCCATTATCGCGGGGCGGTCCAGTCACTCTACATGGATGTAGAGTGATGCCTAGGGGGTCCACATGTTTACGCCCAAAACGGTGCGTTTGCTGTTCTAGCGGTGGTTCGCTGGTATCTAGCTTTCGCTTAATACTTCCGTGCTAACCAGAATGCCGAACGACTGCACGGCGCGGCCGACCTACGTGTCGGTACATGTGGATGTACAGTCTCCTCTGCTCGAGGGGATCCCTTACTAGAGCATTACCATTATGAAGAAACAGATTTCCCTGCCCAAACGGGCCCGCAAGTCTACCCCTGTTCCCCGTATTCCCGCCCAGCAGCAAGTTGCTGCCGCCTACTCTCGTGGTCTCCGTCCTGGAGCTGCCCCGAAGTGGGTGATGCTGAATAGCAAGGGCGATGTTCGGATCTCGCATTCCGAATTCGTCAAGGACCTCGCCGGATCTGTCGCCTTTTCGGCGGCTCTTTCTTCGATCAATCCTGGGCTTGCCACCTTGTTCCCATGGCTCTCTGGTGTCGCCATTTCGTGGGAGTCGTATGCTTTCCGCCAACTTGCCTTTCGGTATGAGACGGAGAAGTCATCGGCCACGAGTGGTGCGGTCCTGATGGCAGTCGATTTCGACGCCGCAGATTCCGTTCCGACGTCCAAGCAGGAGCTGATGTCCAACAAGTGCAAGGCGCGCTCTGCCCTTTGGGCTCCGCTCAAGATGACCGTTGAGGCTTCGGATGAGGCGACCCTTGGTGTTCGCCGGTATACGCGGCCTGGCAGCCTAGCGAGTAACCTCGACATCAAGACTTATGATGTCGGCAATCTCGTCCTGGCTAGCCAAGGTGCTGCCGATACGACGGATGTTGGGGAGATCTATGTTGACTATGTCATTGATCTCTTCACTCCGCAGCCGAACTCGAAGGCTCTGCTGTATGCGAACACTGCCAAGGTGGCTAGTGCCTCCTCTTCGGATACGAATTTCTATGGGACGGCAACCATCACGGGTGGCCTTCCGATCGCCGTTTCCGGTGACACCATGACCTTCAACAAGGTCGGGGCTTATTCTGTCCTCCAGGTTCCTACTGGAACCGGTCTGACAGATGCCCTTGCTGTGGCTGTCTCTGGGACGGCTTCGACCGGCCAGACGCTTACTGGTGGTCCCTATGCCAACGCGGCAGGGACGCTTGCGGCGATCAATTTCGCCGTGACCGTGACGGCCGTCGGCCAGACCCTCATTACTGACTGGTCTGCTGCGACAACGGTTTCGTCGGCCAACACCTACGTCTCGGGCTACCTCGTTTCGTTGTAGGACGTTCTTCCTTTCTTCATTCCTCCTCTAGCTCAAGTTCTCTGGTTAAGAACGAGCGTACCTGATCGTGACTCAGGCAGCAGCCCACGCTTTGCGTGACGGGATTCGACCCCGCTGTGGCGAGAGGATCGGTTCTCCTTACGAACCCGTTTTGATAATCGTATATATCTTCTGTGTACTAGGAACGCAGTATTGTCTATACCCGCCCGTCCTAGCGGGGGATCCTATCTTGAACGAGATCTGCCTGACCGCGGACGTTGCAACGTCCAACACTAAGGGTTTCTGTTCTCGAGTTCTTTCACTACCTCCCACGATCTGGGGGGCATAGTTGACTATTTCCGAAGATTTTAAGACAGCATCGCGGCGAACCCAACCCCGAAAGGGCCCTGGGACTAGCGGATGTGGCCGTCTAAAGCCTAGTAGGAATAGTTTGACTCTGC